CATATTCCCTCGTTACCTAAATGTGCGATTTGTGCCGTTCTCAGGGTCTCAGTGCTGCACGCTCGCTCAAATCAAATCGCACATCTGCCCAGAATCAGCTGTTTTGGCTCTTAATCCGCTTCGATGCAGCCCGGCTCTGCGGCGACGTGGCAAGTGTATAAGGTGTATACCGCTTACTGTATACACTTACCCAGCGCGCACCGGGTCGAAAGGGTATACAGTTTATACCGTTACCAAGGGCGTCTTGGCCACGCAGCGCGATGTTTCGTAATCGTTTGGGGGGGTCGGGGCCCCGGTTTTCCTGGGTCGGGACTCACCGTGTGCGTGAACGGGCCCCTCGGCCCATAATTTCATCGCCCTAAAAACTAAGTGTATAGCCTATTTACAGTTACTAGAAATTCAATCGCCCCAAAAACTAAGTGTATATACACTACCCACTTTACAAAAAATTCAATTACCTCAAAAACAAAGGGTATACACAGCTAACACTTTACTAATCCACTCTCCCACAAAATTTTTGACCCCAAAAATGAAAGAGGTACAGCCCATTTACCATTAACAATCCTTGCCCACAAAGCACGCGCCGCCTACACTTAGGCCAATCCAAATAAGGTGCCTGGCATGAGAAAAATAGACGACGCCGAAATGTCCGAGTGGTTGGACGACCAGCCAGAAGAGAAACCCAAATCAATCCCTGACTTGCTGAATACAAAACGGGAAACCCCGAACCCCTTAGTGGCGGCTACACATGGCGAACATGGCACGGGCAACTGGGTGACCGAGCTGGCGTTTGAAGTTGCCCTGGGTTATTACCCCCCTGCTGATCTGGCGGCGCAGTACAACTTGTCCATGGCGACCTACGACAAAGTGACGCAGGTGCCTGACTTCAAGCGAGCGGTCCAAGCTTACCAGCGAGAGATTGATGATGAAGGCATCGCGTTCAAGCTGCGTGCCCGGCGCTCCGCAGCCCTGTTGCTGGACGAGCTGACGACAATGGCGTTCGACAGAAACGTGGATGCTAAAGACCGGCTAAAGGCGATCGAGCTGATGTGCAAGTACGCAGGCTTTGGTCTGGAGTCAAAACCGGGCGAAGAAGGTACTAAAATAGTAATCAATACGAATCTTGCGTTGAACAATGGCAGCGTGGAGAAAGGCGTGTACACTCTGTCCATACCCGATACGGCCATAGAGCATGAGTAACGACAGTCGAGAAATAAAATTCGTCGCCAACCCGACTCAACGGAAGTTCATTGAAAGCCGGGCGGAGGCTGATCTGTTTGACAGTCGTAAGGGGGAGGGCAAGTCGTGCTCCCTGGCGTGGGCGATCTTTTATCACACCAAGCATAACCCGGGCGCGACCTGGCTGGTCATTCGTGACACCTGGGAGAACTTGCGCCGGACAACCTTGTCTGAGTTTTTGATGTGGTTCCCCGATGGTGTGTTCGGCACCTGGGTCGCTGGCAACAAGGAGTATATCTGGAACCCTGCCTGTGGCATGAAGGGTAAGGTCATTTTTCTGGGGGCCGAGACTGAAGATGACTCCAGCAAAATTGCGTCCATGCCCCTTGCCGGCGTAGCGATCGACGAGCCGAGTCCTGCAGCGGGGTCCAGTGGTGGCGTGGCAGAGTTCATCTTTGACACGGCCCTTGCCCAGTTGCGCCAGCCCAAGATGAATTGGTACGCCGCCAAGCTCGCACAGAATAACCCGGATGAGAGCCACTGGACGTACCGGCGGTTCTGGGAGCCGGGCCAGCCACCCAACCTGAAGTCGAACTTACTTCCTGCGCAGGAGTCGGGGTTCAAGGCGTGGCAGACGCAGGAGCCGGAGAACCTGGCTAACTTGCCGCCGGACTACTACGAGAGTATGAAACAACGCTGGGCGCACCGGCCTGACTTGCTGCGACGGTTCGCGGAAGGCAAGCATGGGTTCCAGCAAATAGGCAAGGCGCTGACGCCTGAGTGGGACGACACCATGCACTTGGTGGACAACCTGGAGCCGATACCAGGAGAGCAGCTGCACCTTTTTTGGGATGGTGGGCTTAACCCAACCTGTGTTATCGCGCAGGTGTCTAACCTGGGCAAACTGTTGATTCTGGAGAGCCACGTTGGGGACGGCATCGGCATGTTGCAGCTTATCGAGAGTGTCGTCAAAGCCCGGCTGACTACTCGGTTTCGGGGCTTCTCTTGGCGCCATATCGGTGACCCTAACCTGGTGTCCAAAGACCAGGGAAACAGCGAAACCCGCGCATCGCGTGTCATTACCAAGGAGCTGGGAGGGGCGTTTATCCAAGGCCCTGTTGATGAAGACTCCCGAATTGAGCCCTTGCGCGCGTTACTTAAACGCAACGATCTGGTGGTGGACAAGCACAGAGCGCGGGAAGTATGGTACGCATTAAGGGGTGGCTGGCACCGGCATATCAGCCGTACAGGGGCGGTCGGGTCCATTGAAAAGAACGAACATAGCCACCCGGGGGACGCGACTGGTTACGGCACAGCAGTGCTGTTCCCTATGGGTAAACTGCTAAAACGTACCCAAAGTGTGGCAACACGCCAACCAGCAGGCTATTATAATCGCGCACCGGGGGGCGATTCGCTTGGCATGGCGCAACGGGGTGCCAAGGTGCCCAAAGAAGGCCGGACACTAGGAGAGAAGTAATGGCGACAGTTGTAGGTAGCGGGCAGTATAACGACAATGCCTATTTTGAACATTCGTGGACAGCTTTGCTCAACGGTGATGAAGGACGCCCCATTTCCATGGGGGGCCTGGCAGACAAGTCGTTGCAGGTCACCGGCACCTTTGGCACGAGTGGTGAAGTGGTCATCGAAGGGTCCATGGACAAAACCAACTGGGTGATGTTAACCGACCCACAAGGGACTGCGCTCAGTTTTACAGCGGGGGGCCTATCTACTATTCTGCAAAATCCCAAATACGTTCGCCCTAATGTTACGGCTGGTGACGGCACAACGTCGCTTACTGTCGCCATTGGCGCGTCGTCGCTCAAGTGAGGATGGCATGAAAACTAAAGACGCAAGGCAGGCCGTGCGCCAACTGATCACTATGTTGTCCGCCGCCCAGAAACTCGAAGAGGTGTTAAAGTTCCAGGAACAGAGAGAAGGCGCGGTCGACGAATTGAAACAGGTCGAGACCGATACCCGTGTGCGTGTTGCGCAGGAAAAAGCGGCTTTAAAGAACTTGCAGATAACGCTCGAAAAAAAGTCTGACGAGTATCGCACTGCGATAGACCAGTTGGACGTGAAACTTAAAAACAAAGAACATGAAATACGCCAGAAGGTCGAAAGCAAGGAGCTGGAAGTGGCGCAGGTTATCGACGCGCTGGAGCGTGAAATACTGGCCAAACATAAAGCGGCCAATGGTAAAATTGACCAATTTAACAAACAGGTAGCAGACGCCAAAGAACGCGCGTCTTCTGCTGAATCCGAGATCAATTCACTCAAGAAGAGGCTTTTAGGCAATGGCTAACACGACGATAGCAAACGGCGCGGCAATTGCGGCCGCTGATTCAGTAGTGGACCTCCTGGACGCGGGGACGGGCGCTGGCCTACTTCGTATCTATGATGGCACCCAACCGGCTAACCCGGACGTGGCAATCGGTGCACAAACCCTGCTGGCTGAACTTACTCTGTCTGACCCGGCTTTTGGTGCGGCGGCGGATGGCGCCCCAGGTGGCGTGGCCACAGCGTCCGCTATCACGGGCGATTCAGCAGCGAACGCGACGGGCACAGCGTCGTGGTTTCGCGCGGTTGACTCGGACTCTAACGGGGTCATTGATGGCGATGTGACAGCAACGTCAGGCGGTGGCGACCTTGAATTAAACACGGTGAGTATTGTCAGCGGGGCAGCGGTCGACGTGACCAGCTGGACTGTCACAATGCCGGAGTCGTAAGATTATGAAAAATGACAAGTCGGTAAAAGTGTTGCGCCGTGAGAACGGCACCCGCCAAGTGGTCAGTTCAGACGTACAGCAGGTCAAGAAGCTGGAGCGGTATCTGTTCAACATGAGGAAAGACCACCCCAAGCGCGCGGCTTACTACGCGCAGCTGAAAGACCTTCTCAAAGGAGAACCCGAATGATTAAGTTTGTGTACAGCCTGGTAGCAATGCTTCTACTGGTGCTCGCCTCACTTCCCGCGTTCGCGGAGTCGGTGACCCTGAGCTGGGACCCGCCTACCGAACGTGTCAACGGTGACGCGCGCTCGACCCGGCAACAGCAGATTGATTTTTTGCTACCCGAAGCACCTACTCGTGGTGGCGTGCGATAATCAATTGGCTCAAGAGGTTTTTTAGATGAGCACACTCACAGAGTTTTTGGCAACAGCAGATACAGATAACACTGTAGCACTAGGTCAGGCCCGCGCATTCAGTGAGCAAGTCCTGAAGCCCATCGACGAGCGCATGATGAACGAAGCGGGGGTGAATTGATAAACCTCGAATCTAACATTGCAAACACTTGGGACTCGGACAAGCCTGACCCACATACTCTTTCTTATGATTCTGGCTCAGGGGGTGCTGATAGGTGCCTGTTTGTAGGAGTGATTAGTGAGGACGAAGCCGTAATCGGGGTTAGCTACAATTCCGTGGCGATGGTTGAAGAATTTAGCGTAACAAGCTCCGAAGGTTTCAGGCCGGAGACACTGCAACTATTTTCGCTGGTTAACCCGCCGACCGGCACCAATACTATTTCGGTCACACAAACATCAACAGGCAGCGACCAAACAATATTTGCTGTTTGCTATAACGGGGTGGACCAAACCACCCCAGTCGGGGCCACGGCCTCAAGAAGTTCAGAAGAATCCACGACCGGGGAAAAAACAACAACCCTCGTAACAACGGCAGCCAATAGCCGAATTTTAACTACTGCATGGCTTTCAGGAGGAACTTCTGAATCAGAGTTAGGCCCAATTACTGGTTTCGCAGAAATCACAGGAGACAGTGAAAACCCCGGAGCCGATTCACACAACAATCGTGCCTTTGTTTCTGGGATGTACGACCGAGCAGCAGCAACAGCAGCAAGCTATACAGTTGGTCAAAACTATCAGGCCACCTACGACTCACGCTACACGACAGACGCGCACATTGAACTTTTGGCCGCTGGCGGGGCAACCGTTGCCACCCCCATAAACCCCTCCATCACTAGCTTGCTGGCCACGTCTGCCCGCTTAAACTGGGAGCAAGGCTAATGTCCTATAACGTCGAGTGGCGTCCGGTAGGCGGGGCGACAACTTCCGTCACCGGAATCACTGACCTTTTCTATGACCTGACGGGACTGACTGCCG